TTATAATGATCAATAAGCTTATTAAACGCAGATCTTTTAATCATCATCATACCTGTTGGTCCTTTTTTAACCTCAATAAAACCGTCTACAGGAGTAATGTTTTTAGCATCTGGTAACTCAATAGGGAATAACATTCCCATGGTTTTTATATCATCATCAGGTCTAGCTTCAAAATCTTGTCTAAATTTATTATCAGTTCTCTGTTTCATTGGGTAGGGTATTAAACTTATCTCATGCTTACAATTAAATAACCTATAAACAGATCTAGTAGAAAACTCTATATCAGAATCTATAAATAACATTTGATCTGCATCTGAATTTAAGAAAGAAGAAGCAAGTAAGTTTCTCCCTTGTGTTACAAGTGAAGACTTCATTAATTGAAATGTTACTTTAGTTTTATTTAAAATACATTCCTTTTGTAAGTCTAAACAAGCTCTCATAAAATGAATGGATACGTCTGAATGCACAGGTGTGCAAACTGCACAGGTGTGCAAACCATTAGATGGTTTTTATTTATTTCTTTTGACACTTATAGCTCCTTTCAAAAAGTTTTCCCAATGTCCTGCTATATATTTCCAATCATAAAATCTTTTATAATATTCTTGTTGGAATTTAAGTCCGTTACTTAAATCTTGTTTTAAAATATCTTTTGTTCTTAAAATACATTCAGCTAATTGTATTGATAATTTAGGTTTGTTTTGAGTATAAGGTATATAAATTGGAAACTCGCAGCATGTTTCTGGTATTGCGCCGAGGTCCGTGGTTATTAAAATCTGACCCGCTGCTAACGATTCCATAGCAGAGATACAAAATGTTTCTTCCCAGATACTAGGGAAACAATTGACATCATAATCTTTTAACTTAGTCATTAAAGTTTTATGATCACAATAGCCCATGTAATTTACATTAGGTAAAGATTTAGCTTTTTCATATAATGGTTTATATTGATCATCATTACTTTGCTCAAATGATTTACCATAAATTTTTGTACTAGAATAAACATCCAAAGTTATATCAGGATCTTTAATTGCATCCATAGCAGCTAAAGCTATTTCTAACCCTCTCCACGGTGTAGAAATGTAACACAATTTAACTTTAGGCTTTGGGCTAAAATCTGTTTTTAACTGTAGCTCATCATAATCAATTGCATTTTTAATTACTGTACATTTGTCTTCGGGTATTTTAAAAAAGTATCTATACTTCTCAAAACTCCAATGACTATTAAAAACATACCAATCATACTTATAATGGTTATCTTTATTTTGAAACCATGGTGCTAAATTTGGTTGATCATAAGAGTTTTTAATCCAAAGTATATTTGATTTAATTGGATCTAAAGGTTCTTTCTCTGGAACAGATGTTGTAATTTGAACTGAATCAAACACACCTTGGTTAATGTGTTTTTTAAGATAAGCTAGTTGTAGTTCGGTACCGCCTGCTGGTTGCATTATACCTTTGTTTTACCAAAGATACTCATAGATGCAACTGTTATTTTTTGATTTATTTGTAAATCTTCCGCAGAAGTGTCCGTGTCATTATTGGCCACATCAGCATCAAACTCAGCTTTGTCAGCATACAGCTTACCTGTTCTTTTATTCCTAACTTCTTCTTCTGTTTTAGCTGGAATAACTGGTACTTCTTTACCGTTAATTATTACTGTTTTTTGTGTCATTATTTTTTTTTATTTGTTATAACTTTATTAAATTTTTTTGTCTAGCCCTTTCCCTGGCCTTTATAACGTTTAGTACGTTTCTGTCTCTTCTCACCTTTGTTTAAAGACTTCTTATGTTTTCGAGGACCTCTTTTTTTAGGTTTATCTCTTGTAATATGATCTTTAAATTTTTTAGCCATTTTCCTGTGATCTATCTATTAAAGCATAACTTATAGCGCCTGTAATCTCGTTAGCTGTATCTGCTTGCATTTCAAGGACATCACTTGCTTCTAAGTTTAGTGATTCCTTAATTAAATTATCAGTAGCTTTGTTTAAACTAATGTGGCCTATTTGAACACGAGAAGCTCCTGATTTTGTTATAAATAAATCTGTATCTATACCACTTGCAGTATCGTGAACTGCTTGTACATTTTTAACAATAATAGTTGCATCTGCAGGGCATGTTAAAACTGTCGTAATATTAGTCGTAGTTAAATCAAATGTTTCGCTTTTGTATCTTATTGTCATGACATGAAATAGTTAAAAGTGTTTTGTTCATTTTTTTGTTCTTCTTGATAAGAAGTATTTAATTGATTCTGTAAAGTTTCAATTGCTGCATTTATTTGTCTAAAAGTTTCTGTGTTAAACTCCTGTGGTGGTTCCGGTAAAAATACTTGTACTTTAGCCATTATCTTCTTCCATCGGGTTGTATGTCAAATCTAAATTGACCAAATCTCCAACTTTCATTTAATCCATCATTTTCTACTTTAACTGCAGCAAGTCTTGCTCTTGCTCTTGTGTCTACTTTATTCGTAGATGAGTTAATTGTAAAGGGTCCTAGTGGAGAGCTTCCTTGTGTTTGAGCGGGATAGTCTCTAGTTGTTATTGTAATTTTTGCATTACCATTAATATATTTAAAATCAGGTATAAATCTTCTAAGCTTTATAAAGTATTCTCCGTCACCTTGAGCATCTAAATCAAAATCTCCTGAAGTTATGAATGCAGGAACAGCTGTGGTTGTGCCATCCGCTAGTACTTGGTTAGTCCCTATTTCATGATTAAACACTCGACTTGCACCATTCGATACTCCCTGAATTGTTGGTGTTGTAGGTGTAAAATTAACATCAAACTCTGTTGCGATAGGCTGATCAAATAAGTGAGCGTCAGTAAAAGTTGTTCTAGCTAATGAACCTGTAGTCCAAGTTTGTTCTGCATAATTAAAAGTTACTTGTCTATCTATATAGCTTGAAGTAGAGGATGCGTAAAACCAAGATATTTCAGAAAATAAAGAATTGTGTGCTGCATAAGTTAATTCCGAACCATTAGAAAAATTAAAACCTGGTGCATTATCGTTAGTTTGAAATACAAAGTCTTCTACTAGTGATGGTAAAGCTTTAACAGTACCGTCAAACATAAAGAAACCCCCTGAATCTGAAATCCAGTAAACAGCTCCATTAGCGTATACTATTGAATGTTGTCCAATGCATCCACAGTTTGAACCCACTTGTCTAATACTAAAGGTAAAAGGAGGTCCTACAAACTGCATAAAGTACGCAGAGGTATCAGTTAAAATTAATACGTAATCTTTTGCTTTTGCAGCACCTACAATTTTGGTACCACTATCTATTCTAAATGAACCCGCAGTGTTAACTGAGGTTGCAGTATAGTCTGTTAAAGATTCTTGATCTGAGAATCTAATAAACATTTTATCCTGTGTTGATGCTGAACCTATAGTTGTTTCAGTTCCTAAAATAATTAAATGTCTATCTCTATCAGATACCATACTCATAACAGATCTTGTTGGTGCTCCAGATAGTATAGTTGCTCTAGCTGCTATTCCTGATCCTCCGTCCGGATCCCATGAGAAAGTAGCTCCGTTTTTAATAGTTGCAATTAATAATTCACCATAATTATCTAAAGACCATGAAGCTGGATCTAGTATTGCATTTGAAGTAGTTCTTGGTGTACCCCAAGTAGAAGCTCCGTATAAACCTGTACCAAAGCCATAACCAAAGGCTTGTTGTAAGGGTCCTATTTTATAGTAAGGTTTACTATCAAGAGTACCATCATTTGTTGCGCCTGTTCCTGTTTCAGTAGTAGGCATTAAAATTGTAAAGGTTGAAGTAGTAGGTGCTAGTTGTACTTCAAATAAAACATCATCAAAGTCAGTAGCTGTATAACTTGTTTGACCACCTGTAAATGACCCCGCGTTATCAAAAGTTAAAAGATCACCTGGCTCTAGATCGTGAGACGTGGGCGTTGTAATTGTAACCGTTGTTGAACCATTAGTTGTAGTAATGTCACATCCGGTTTTTGCTAAATTTGCATCAAAAGGTGTAATGTCGTAGTAGTCATCCCCATTGTAAATATATAAAATTTTGTTTGTACCGATAGCTAAGAATTTTCTACCATCTAAATCAGCCCAAGTATGTGAAGCACGGCCTGCACCCACAAGTTTCTTCTCCATAATTTCCGTCCAACCACCAATTTTTTCAGGCATTCCATATCTAAATCTTACAAAATCACCATCTACCCATTGGTTTTCAGCCCCTGAGTCTGATGCTTGTTTATTAAAACCTGGTTGAAAGTTTACTTTTTGTAATGACATGGCTGTATTATACACCATAAGCTTATATCTATAAAGATTAGCCTATTTGGGTAGTATTATATTCCACTCTAAAGAAGAGACTAACTGCTTCAAATCTAATATTTTTGATTTATTATCTTTTAAATATTGATGAAGTTCTTCAATATCTACTATAATAAATTGATTCTTTACATCAAACACCATTTTATCTGCTTTAGTTTTGAAAGATCCGCCTTTTGTGTTATTCTTTAAAGGTCTTAAATCAAATTTTAACAATTGATTATTAAGAGTTCCCTCTACGTCCCACAGCTCTTGTTTTTTTTGTTTAGAGGTGGCTTTAGTAACATTACTTAGAAGATTAAAAAATTTCATTCCCAAACAAAATTAGCAGCCACAGAAATTCTTGTTCCTTTACTTTTAAAAGGAGCTACTACATGAGTTACGTTAGCGGGAAAAATACAAATATCTCCTCTTTGAGGTATTATGGTCATATTTATATTATTTAAATATCGTCCTTCTCCGTATAGAAATTCTAATTTACCTGGACCTGCATCTTGTCCAACGTAACCTGCTCTTTCTTTAGCTAAACCTTTTGGAACTTCTAAAAACAATACACTAGATAAATGACAATTTGTATGTATATGCGGAGGGTTGTACTCCCCTGCTTTCATATAATTAACCCAAGCTGAATTAATTATAACTTCATTCTTAAAATCTTTGCTGTACCATTTTTTAGCTGCTTGCACATATAAATTTAATGGTTCTTTTATTAAATTAATATATTGAATTTTATCAATATCGTGTTGATCTTTAATATGTCCCACTAATTTATGATTAGCTGGATTTTTTTTATTACATAATTTCAATATTTTTTTACATAAACTTTCATCAATTCTTGTGTGAAGAACTAAAGGTCCAAATTTTCCAAATGCAGCTTCCATGTTTATCTAAAAGAAGGACCGTAAATAAACATAGCTAAGGTTCTTCTCTCTCCTTTCGTGATTGGTGTTACCATATGATTTGTAGCAGATTTAAAC